CTGCTGCCGCACAACTGGGTATCCGCCGGCAAGGTGTGATGCCCGTTCGCTTACGGAAGGAAGCCCGCGAGTAAGGATTTCGTCGGTCAAGATGCGGTCATGGGCGATCAGTGCGACGGCCTTCGCGGCCAGCTTCTTGCGCATGATGAAGGCGTACTCATTCAGCTTCCTCCAGTTCCACTCATGGCGATCCAAAACCCACAGAGCAACGCCAATGCGAGGATTCATACGATTTCCTCCTTCGCCTTCTGCTGCTCGGGCTGGAAGTCGCCGCGGAGGGGCATGAGATACCGTTCAGGGATGTAGAGCCGATCACCTTCATGGAGCACCCACCAGGCTGCCCGATTCACCAGAAAGGTCTGGCCGTCTTCGACAAATAGATCACCCGGGGAAAGTCGAGATATCAACTCGACTACCACTCCAGCGCTGATGCAGTTTGGGATTTCTTGCAGATTTAGAGCGAGGTCGCCCGCCTTGAACTTGCTCATGCGAAAGTCCCCATCTGATCAGCCGCCGCCATGGCGTCAGCCTCGGTTTCGAAGTGAGAGGAAAGGACCAGCCGCCAGCAGGCCGCGAACACATCCCGGTAGAGGGGCTCAAAAGCCGAGTCGTCCATGCTGGCCCAACTGATCGATTTGGCTTCCTTACGAACCCCATCCGGGGTATGGATCAGGTGGAAGTGACCGGCCTCGATGGTTATCCACTCCCGGAAAGCCTCGCGGCTCTTCTCGACTGCGGGGAAGCGGTCGGCGCGATCAGCCTCAAGCTTGGCGATATACGCAGCGACGGCGTTCTGCAACTGGCCAGGGCGGCCATTCAGATCCTCGAAGTACTTGGCAAGCCCGCGGATACCACGCATCTCCTGGCGGGGCACCAGCCCGCCCTTCGGCTCCCAGTACTCCCACGCCAAATCCAGCATCGCAAAGAACTTCCCGTGGAATTTGGCGTTGCGCATCCGAGTGAATTTTCCATGGACGACCTGACCGGCCTTCCACTTCTGAACGGTTTCGCGATCTGCCTCGGTCGCCGGGACCAGGCCCTGGGCTGTGCGGATGAGAGCGAGTTCAGCCACGGCGCTTTCCCTTCTTCTGCTTGCACTCCCGGCGCTGCTTGCTGATAGGCTTCTGCATTGCATCTTCAATCGACCAACCACGATTTAGCCGGCTGCGCAGAGTGCATTCGGGAATACCAAGCTGGCCTGCCCACTGAGAAACTGTTTGCCGCCTACCTAGATACTCAACGAAGGTGTTTCTTCTAGTGTTATTCATCTGTTCTAAGGCAGTTGCCCAGCGGCAGTTTTCCTTGAAGTAACCTGCGTCGTTGTCAATTCGATCAAGGGAGGTGGCGTCTGGCCTTTCGCCCATATCAGCCAGGAAGTTGGCGAACGTCATCCACCTTTCACAAACAGTGATTCCTCTGCCTTGGTAGTCGACATATCGCTTGTTAGAGGGATTCGTACAGCGATCAATCATGTTGCTCCATGAGCTGTACGTTGGAGTTCCGGTCATCCCGTGAGAAAACCGAGAGCAACCGCAACTGGTCGTAGTTCGGTTTCTCATCAGATTTCCTCGGCGCATAATGACTCGGTTACCGCAGTCGCAACGGCAAACCCAATGGGAAGCCTTGCCGGCGCAGTGGGAGAATGCTTCAACAACCACCTTGCCCACCCGAAGCCCGATGATGCTTTCAGCGTCCATTGATTGCCTCCAAGTATTCCTGGCAAGAAAGGCACTTCCGAACCCCAGGAACGATCGAGCGCCGCGCCACAGGAATCTCCTCGCCGCAGTCTTCACATTCGGACAGGCTCTCGCCGACGTACTTGACTCGGGAGTACAGGCGTTCAGCGAGTTCACGCTCGGCGTAGTCGTTGGCGATGTCTACGATATCCATGTCACTCACCCTCCCCTTGCAGGCTCTTCAGTAGTGCCTTGAGCTGGCGATAGCTTTCCATCGACTTGGCGTTCGATTCGCGTTCCTGCTCAACTGCCAGCGCGACGTCCTCGATGCGATCAGACAGGCGCTTCATGTGTTCGGCCATGCCGGCGAGCTCGTTTGCCAGTTCGCCCAACATCTCCAGCGGGGAGGCGGAGCGCTTCGGCTCGGACTGGGTTTCGATCTTCTTCGCGGGCTCGCCCATCTTCGGCTCCTGAGGCTTGGTCTTTTTCTCGACTTGGATTCGTTGGTAGTGGTCAGTACCAGTGCGGCGGATCAGTCCGGAATCGACCAGATCGCGCAGACAGCCCTGGACAATCCGAACGTCCGGCGTGCTTCCGGTCATGTTGCGGAGCGCAGTGAGCACTTGGAACGAACGCCAGGACTCAGAGATCGGTACGCACTCGTAGACCTTCTTCGCGATGCCGGTCTGTCCCTGCATGAGAGACTCCTGTTTTGCGGGCGTCACTGCTCGATCCTCCCTTCAGGCCAAATGCTCTTCACGACCTCTACCGGGTCGCAGTCCTCCATCAGAATCATCGTGAACGCCGGGCGGCCCGGCAGAACTACCTTCCAGCAGCGCTTCATGCGGCCTCCTGATCGGCTTGTTGTTGTGGGATTCCGGAGTACTCAATCCACTGGCGCGGCTTGTGGCCTTCGCGCTCCATGTACTGAGCGGACGCGGGGTCAAACCAGAGCGGGATGGTTTCCTCGACGCCCGTCAGGCGCTGCTTGGTGATGACCATCTTCACGTCGGAATGGGATGCGTAGTACGCGCGGTCCTCTTCGCTACCGTCCTTCATGGCGACTTCTTTCTTCTTGTTGCGCCAAACGGTGATCACGTTGTCGGCCAGGTCGGTAAGGATTGCGCCACCACGAACGTCGAGCTTTCCTGGAAGCTTTGTTTCGTCGTCAGCCTTTCTCGGGTGGGCGACCAAATGGACGTGGACGCCCATTTCGTGGGCAAAGCCAACGATGGCTTCCATGGCCTGTTTCTGGCCGTTGTAGTCATCCTCAGCCATGCCAAGCTTCGCCAAGCTGTCAACGACGAACTGTTTCACCCCGTACCGCCGTGCGGCATAGCGGAAGGTGTCGATCATCTCGGCGGTATTGGCGGAACCCATCTGGTTGTAGATCCACAGCCGACCTCCTAGAAACTCCAGGATCGCGTGGATGTATCCGCGAGACGGAAGGTTCAGTCCCGCCGCCTGGCGAACCATGCGTTGCAGGGTGCGCTTGGCCGGCATCTCCATTGAGGCGATACAGAACTTTTCGCCCTGGCGCATGCCGTGGAAGGCGAGGTAGTTCAGGAGCTGGGATTTCCCGTGACCACTCCAGCCGGTCCAGATAGTGACCTCGCTGTCGCGGAACCGAATGGTGTCGTGAGACTTCTCCCACGGGGTCGCCATCCCCATTACCACCGGGTTGCGCTCAAAGAACTCAGCACAAACGTCATCGGCGAAGGTTTCGGCTCCTACCAGCTTCTCCGGATCAAGGGTCTTGGCCTTGGCGTAGCAGTCGTCAATGTCGTCTCGTGTGTAGAACAGGGCGTCCAGGGCTTCGTTGAAGTCCTTGCAGCCCAGGTCCAGGATGCGACAGCGCTCACGCCCCAGACGCTTGATCAGTTCCTCGGTCGCCTGCTTCCCAGCCTCGTCGTTGTCCATGGCGAGGTAGATCACGTCGAACCGGGAGAGCCGCGAGTATTCGTGCTCGATCCACGCCTGCTTCTCGCCCTTGCCGCCCCCAAATGGCACCGACAACGCCGGACGACCGTACTGCCAGGCGGTCATGGCATCGATCTCGCCTTCGGTGATGGTCACCTCTCGGGCGCCTTCCGGAATCGCCTGCCAGCCGAAGAGGCACGGCTCCGAATCCTTCGAGGCAAAGATTTTCTTCTTGCCGTTCTCGCGGTCGATGCACAGCGTTTTCCAGTGGATCAGGGTGCCGTCGCGCAGAAACGGAAACACGATGTCGCGGCCCTTCTCGCCGATCTTGAACGCCGCGATAGTTTCCGGCTTGAGCCCACGGCCAGCGAGGTAAGCCATGACCGGAGACTCATCGCCAGGCGCCTTGCACTTCGGGCGATCAGGGCGGACGTAGGCCTTCCTCGACGGCGCTTCGAGCTTGGGCTCGGTGATCCCCAGGTAGGATTTCGCCTCGGTGAGTGCAGTGCCCATGTCACAACTGCGAACTGCACGCCACAGGTCCAGCAAGTCGCCGGTTTCACCGGTCGAGAAATCGCACCAGACACCAGCCTTATCGCCCTTGAGGTGAACCCCCAGGCTCTGGCCCTTCTCGCCGTTCACGCTGCCTACGCGCCACTCCGAGCCCTCACGCTTGCCACCGGGCAGCAGGTGGTGAGCAACGTCAATCACGCGATCTGCGAGGCGCTGGGCGATCTGCGAGGGAGTCATGCCAGCCCCCTGGAGCGCAGGTAGTCCCAGCGATACCCGGAGGCGCGGTCGTGGGTTTCATCGCTCAGGATGCGGCGCTTCTCAACCGGAAGGTCGATATCGGCGTCGTGCCAGAAGTAACCCGGCAGCAACTTGCCGTCCGGGCCGAGCCCTTTGCGGATCGATTTAACGTTCGAGGTCAGCAAGCCGGCATTGGAAAGCCATTGCAGCGAAAGACCCTGCCAGCCACGCTCAACTGCCAACCCGAGAGCGTCACTCGGAGTGCAGCCCTTCTCGGAAGCTTCGGAAAGAACTTTCGCGATCCGCCGCCATGAGGTTTCGGTCAGCGGAGCCTTCTTCGCCCTTCGGACGCGGAGAAAATCCCGGACAAGCTGTTCCGGCAGGTCGGGAAACTCGGATTTGATTTCATCCAGCCCGATCAACCCGGAATCTTTTTTCGGCGCGGATGCGCGCAGCTCTACTGGTTCAATGATAGGTTCTAATGACTGGTTAGAGTCGCATACAGCTACTACCCCTCCCTGCACAGTGCTACTACCCTGGTCGCATACAGCTACTACCCCCTGCACAGTGCTACTACCCCCTGCACGAACGAGACGGTAGATATTTGGGAGGTTGATACCGTCAACATTGCGGCGAACGATCTTCACCAGAGAGGCATCTTCCAGGGCCTTTATCGCCCTAATAACCGTGTCGCGACTCATGCCGGTGTCATCGGCCAAGGTATTTATGCTCGGGTGGCAATCCCACTGCTCATTCCCGGCATAGTTGGCGAGCATGATCAACACGAACTTCTCTCGTGTTGGGAGCTTCTGCTCAGTAGCCCACGCCATAGCTTGGAAGCTCATTGTGCGTTCCTCCGCAGGCGCTCCAGGTAACCGGCGCTATGCAGATTCTGCTCGAACCAAAGCGGCTTTCCGGGCCACACCATCCCAGGGTTACGGGCCTCAGTGGCTTGATCGCTATCCCAGTAAGACAGGCATTCGCCATCGCCCTCGATGGTGTTAATGATGTCGATCAGGGGGCCGTAGAAGAATTCACGGGAACTGGAAAGTCGCTTGTCTGAGAGCAATGCATGGACACGGCGCTCCCAAAGGAACGGCTCCTGAACTTCAGCATAGAAAGCCACTTCGAACTCATGCGGAACACCAGTCCCGCGTGATAGTTCTTCAGCACGCTGACGCGGAGATCTAGTAGTCGCACCAACCTTATACAACCCAGGCATGGCAGGACTGGTCAGAACATAAACAAAACCGTATCCGCTCATTATTCGTCCTCCAGCGGATTGCGCATGTCTTCGCGCATGGAGGCGGCGAGAATGCAGAGATCGCTTGTGAACTGGTGGAGTTGATCCAGAGTGATGGTCACGACCTGATCACCTTGGCAGATGGCAATGGAGTTCTTCGCCGGACGAAGCTCCAAGGCGTTGTAAGTCAGCGTTCGAGGTTGCATAATTCACCTGTCACCTGATGTTGTTTCCCCAAGCGTGATTCGGCTGCCACCGATCCACGCACCGACAAAGCCCTGTAGTAGTCGCTCAGGGCTTTGTTGTATCTGCGCCTCCACTCACTCGACCCCATACCCGCCAGCTCTTCAGCAGCGTTAGCCATTGCGGCGTAATCGGTATTCGTGAGGTGTTTTCGCATCAATCCCACCCCAACGGACCAGGCCGCTTCTTCTCGGCCTGAAGGCCAAGCTCGGCCAGTGTCTTGAGCGCCTGGATGTACTCGGATGGATGGCACTGAGCCGACATCGGGACGACCTGTAGCTCCAGCAGCGCAAGCACCTTGCACCACCGCTCTATCTCGCCCTCTTTCCAGCGGCTCACAGTCGATTCGCTCACGCCGATTGCGTCAGCGACGGTCTTCTGACCCACCGACAAAAGTCGGTTGAGGATCAGGGATTCGAACTCCCGTGCCCTTGCATCACGCTCGGCGTTTAATTGGCTGGCTGTCATGGTCAAGACGCCATCCGCTGAGGCTCGTCTTCTTCACGGGCCTGAAGCGCGCCAGAGGATGCCTTCTCCAGGACGCACTGATGCTGATAGGAAAACCCACCTTCCGATTTGCACTGAGAAATTCGCCCAGGGCTTACGCCTAGGGCCTTTGCAATCGCTCGCCCTGTTCCGAAGTGGGTGAGCGCCTGTTCGTAATTCATACGGCTGCCTCCATGGTTTTGCTGGAGTTTAGAAAAATAAACAGCCGTGTGCAAGTTATCTAAACCAACAAGGATTTAGAATCCTAAACATGGACTTTTCAGACAGACTCAATCAGCGCATGGATGCCTTAGGCATCAGCGCCTCGGACATCTCCAGAGAGATCAAGGTCTCCAAGGGGACCCTCTCCCACTGGACCAATGGCACCAACAAGGCCAGAGGGAAGAACCTGATTGCCTTGGCCAAGGTGCTTCAATGCAGCGCCTCATGGCTGGAAACTGGGAAGGGAGAAAAGGATCTGCCCTCACATGAAGGGTCTCCTTCAGAGGCCGACTACGCGCTTATTCCCCAGCTCACTGCTAAGGGTTCGTCAGGAAATGGCTACCTAAACGATCATGTTGAGGTCAAGGGCGGGTTGGCATTTAAGCGCGACTGGCTTCGACGGATGGGGCTAAGGGCTGAAAATCTTCGCGCAGCCTACAACCAGGGAGATAGCAACTGGCCAACCCTCTCCGACGGAGAGGTCGTCCTGATAGATGTTTCCTGCAAGGAGCCGACGAATGGGAAAATGTTCGCCCTGTATGATGCCGACCAAGAGGTGATCTTCAAGCGCCTTATCCGTGAGATATCGGGAGGATGGCTAATTCGGTCGGATAACCAGGACAAAAATCGATACCCAGACCAGCCTGTCACTGATGATGGTATGCGCGGCGTAGACATTATCGGTCGTATCGTTTGGCGTGGCGGCGCGATGTAGTCAGGTGCCGACCGGCACTCGGGCTTTTTGATAATCAAGGAGGTTTCATGCGTTTAATCGCCATAGCAGCAATAATTATCATGCTGTCAGGTTGTGCCGTATCTCAACAAACGCCGGTCCCGAGAATTCCATTCCCTGCTGCTGAATTTGCCGCTCTTCCGACAAAAGGGACTGGCACATTGACTGGCCAGGTCTTTATGAAGACCGTTGGTGGAGATGTGAAATTCGGTGCAGGGAGCACAGTTTACCTAGTCCCCGTTACGTCCTATTCGAAACAGTGGTACGAAGTGAACTATATAGGAGGACAAGCGCTTGAGGCGCCAGATCCTCGATCAGGACAGGGGTCCATCACTACGGTGGCGGATGGGAACGGAAACTTCACATTCACGGACATCCCGCCAGGCGACTACTTCCTCAGTTCAACCGTCACTTGGCAAGCGCCATCGAAGTACGGACTCCTCCCCCAAGGAGGCGTAGTGGCCAAGGTCGTGAGCATCGCTGATGGTGTGAAGCTTCGCGAGATGCTCACACGGTAACACCCCTAACCAGAGGGACAGAGCCCGCCTAGCGCGGGCTTTTTTTGTGCCCGCCCAACCCAAAAGTTTAGATTTCTAAAAAAATCCCTTGACCTTAATCGTTTAGTTTTCTAAATTTCACCTCAACGCCGCAGAACAACGCGGCACCAGGCCACCGAGCCGACCGCTCTTTAACAAGTCAGACCCCACCGCAGTCCCGACAGCCGCAGGTCACCGCGACTGAGCGACGGTGGATAAACACGACTGCTGATGCCGGGTAATCCCGGCCAACTCAACGCCAGGCGTCGCGCTCCCTCAGCTCAGAACATCGAGCAGATAGCGCAAAGCGGGCTGAGGGTTGCACTGCTAACGCTCCCTGCTCGGGCCATGAATTGGCGCATTCCTGGGCACAGCGGACAGGCCTCGCAAAGGCTTGCGGTGAACACAACCAATAGGAGGAAACAGCCCATGAAGCACTAAGCCCAGCCGATGTTCGGATCGGCAATCCGCGCGTACGTGCCCTACTCAACGGGCCGCCGGGCTGCACTCAAGCGCGGAGTAACACTGATACCCCATGACCAGCGCTGTATGCCGATTGAAGGCGTTGCGAGGGAAGCCCAAGGCCAAACACATCGAGTCCGAGCTGCTATCGGCAGTGGTGAGGACACACCACCCGCGAGTTGTAGAAGCCCAGTTAGGCGAACGCGGGAGAAACACCGATTTCTCAGATGCCCTTCGCAAGAGGGGCATCGAAGAAGTCAACACGCCCTGGAGGGCACGGATATGCTGAACATCAATGAAGAAGACCTGAAAGCCGCCATCGTCGCGAAAGCCGCAGACGAGATCCTGAGCCATGACAGCGAACTCTCAGGGCTGATTGCCAGGGAAGTGAAATCGCGCATCGACAAGATCTTCGCCGAACGCGCAATGGCCCAGGTCGAGAAAGCAATCGACGAAACCGTGCACAACTGCTTCGAGCGCGATTACCAGCGCGTCACCGCTTGGGGGCAGCCGGAAGGTGAGCCGACCAGCATTCGCAAAGAGCTGGAGCGAACTGTAAGCGGCTATTGGTCTGCGAAGGTCGATCCACGCACCGGTAGAGCCGATGGCGGTTACAACTCTGTCACCCGCGCCGAATACCTGATGACGCAAATCTGCGCCGAAGACTTCTCGAAGCAGATGAAGGACAGCGCCGTGAACATCACCGGTCACCTGAAGGACGGCCTGCGCAATCAGATGGGCAAGGTGATGGATGACATCCTCTCTGAGCTCTTCAAGGTCAAGAGCCTGCAAGACCAAGGAAAGGTCGAGAAACCGTACTGACCGCTTACCTCGCGCCGCTTCCCTGAGGTGGCCGTCACCCCGAACGGAGTCACACCATGCTGATCCTGACCAGAAGACCCGGCGAAACCCTGCATATCGGCGACGACATCACCGTCACGGTCCTCGGCAGCCAAGGCGACCAGGTGCGCCTCGGCATCACCGCCCCGGACGACGTCGCCATTCACCGCTCCGAGATCTACCAGCAGATCGGCAACGTCCGACCGGTGCCGCCGGCGGATCTTGTCGAGTCCTGGAATCGCACGCACCCGGCCCAGGTGGCCGTTGAGTACCGTCCGCTCCGCGACTCCATTCCCATCCGCACCAGAACGCTCACTCAAGCCAAAGTTTCCGCCTCCGGCATGGCGGTGATCTGGCTAGAAGGCCAGGCCACGCCGGTGCTGCTGCGCAACTGCACTGCTGTTTCCTGAGCCCGTTTCATCCCCCCCTTGCCCGGCTCCGGCCGGGCTTTTTTCGAGCGTTTCCGCATGCCGACGCATCGCCGGCAGCCGAAAGCGCTCCCGCCCCTCGGCCAGGGGCTCTCTCTCAAAGGACCGAATCATGACCCGCAAGAAGAAGACCGAGGTTGAAGAGATCGTCACCGCTTACAAGGGGTTCAAGCAAGACCTGACCTGTCTCGGCTACCAGTTCGAGATCGGCGGCACCTACAAGCACGAGGGCGAAGTAGAGGCATGCGCCTCGGGCTTCCACTCCTGCGAGTACCCACTCGATGTTTTCGGCTACTACGCCCCAGGCGACAGCCGATTCGCCATCGTGAAGGCTTCGGGACAACTGAGCCGTCACGACGATGACAGCAAGATCGCCAGCGCCACCCTGGTGGTGGAGGCGGAAATCAGCATGCCGACCATGATCTCGCGGGCCATCGACTGGGTCATGAGCAAGGTAGATAAGTCGGTTGAGCAGACGGTGGTAGGCGGCACAGCGTCGAACACCGGCTACCAATCGGCAGCGTCGAACACCGGCAACCGCTCGGCAGCGTCGAACACCGGCTACCGCTCGGCAGCGTCGAACACCGGCGACTACTCGGCAGCGTCGAACACCGGCTACCAATCGGCAGCGTCGAACACCGGCAACTACTCGGCAGCCGAGGTCAGCGGCAAGGAGTCCGTCGCCGCATCCCTGGGCATCGAAGGCCGCGCTCGCGCATCTGCTGGTAGCGCCATCGTCCTATGTCATCGTGACGACGAGGGGCGCCTAATCCATATCCGCGCCAGCAAGGTCGGGGAGAACGGCGTAGAGCCGGACACCTGGTACCAGTTGAATGCCGAGGGCGAGTTCGTCGAATTCGACGAGTGAGCCGCCACCGAACAGCGAACGAGTCGAGGGGCTAGCGCAGCCAGACCTGACGCATCCGGGGAAGCGCCCGGCGTTCGCTCCATTTGCCCTGATACGGCAAGAGAGGAATCCATGCCATCACTTGGCGAGTTCGCAGCAATGTGGGGATTTCTGCTTCTGACGATGTTTTTGCCGATCCGTCTGAAGCGTCGTCCTATTCAACAGCAAGACGCCTGACAGGCAGGAGAACAGAATGAGCAAGCTATCACCCCATGAGCTGGGAATCTTGTACTTCAACTTCATCGAATACCGGGATAAGGCATGCAATGGGATGGCGAAAATGAGCATCGCAAAGTTCTTCGCTATCTATGGCCTTAATCGGTTCAAGGAGTGATGCGAATGGCAAATAAACACACTCCAGGGCCTTGGAAGGTTGGAACTCCAGGCCCTAATGGCTGCTACACAGTTGGCACTCAGGGCGGCCTGATGACGGCAATGATCGCGCATAGCATCTGCGAGCCGGATCAGATCGAAACTGCAAATGCCAACGCCCGCCTGATAGCGGCAAGTCCCGATCTTCTGGCGGCCTGCCAAGCCTTCTCTCGCTTATACGGTCGCTTGTGGGACGTAACCGATCCAGTCGGATCCGGGTTCCTTTCTCCTGAGTCTGTGAAAGATTACGACGCAATCCACCGACTGATGACTGGGGCGATTCAGAAAGCCACCGCCTAACCGCGCCATGGCGCATACACATTGGAGGCGAGATGAATCTCACCGACCCTAAGCAAGATGACCGCATTCGAGCGGCACTTCGCAACGCGGATAAGCGCGGTCAGCTCCAAGTGGTTGCCGCAATAACCGGTATCGCCGGCGGCGTACAGGAACTCCGCAAGATCATGAATAGCACTGGCGAGCTGAGCATCATGGACAGAGGAATGCTCGCACTGCATCTCTCCTGACTTCCCCGGCAAGGACGCCACCCTTCAATGGGGATGAGTCCCGCGCAGCGGGAGATGTACTAGGTACCTGCGGACGTCACTGCTTCGGCATACGAAATGAGTCGCTGAATGGGTCCGCGCCAAGTCAGTCGCCGGTGAAACTCCGGCCATCCCCACCCTACCCCTCTTAGCCCGGCAAGTCCGGGCATTTTTTCGCCTGTATGACGACAGCGATTCGGAACGCTGCCGCATGCACGCGAACGCGAGGTGAACATCATGTCATTCCAAACAAAGGAAACGCGCAAGGCTCGCCGCCGACACCTGTGCGAATGCTGCTACCGCATTGTGAATGCAGGTGAGCGATACGTGAAGGTCGCCGGCCAGAACGAAGGTGACTTCTACAGCGGCAAGACGTGCTTGGCCTGTGACAGCCTCATACAACTGGTATGGGAAACGGCAGGCCCATACGACTACCCGGATGGTCTGGCATTCGATGAGTTCTATCAAGCTGCCGAAGACCTAGATCTAGCCTGCCGGATTCCGCAGGAAAACAGGAGGGTAGCCGCATGAACACCGCATTGAAATACGCCCAGGAGCGCTGGGACAACGCGCTACCGCCTAATGATGACGGCGACCGCGAGTATGTCACCGCGCAAGTCGGGAAGCTCCTGAGCTGCGAGGACGGTGACTGCGTGCCGTTCCATGACCGGAAAGAGAGGCCCTTTATCGGGCCGGAGTTCACTGTCTACGGCTTTGCTGGATTCGTGCCGGAGTGGCTCGCCGAGGTCGACAGCAAAGAGTGCCCGATGACCCAGCTACTGCTTGCAGTGCGCCGAGGCGACCTGGAACTGGCCAAACGCATCTGGTTCCGCACATTCGAATCCACGCTTATCGAGAACGCCGAGAAGCTGGTTAGGGAGAGACGCACATGACCATCACCATAGACCTGAAAGAGGCCGCCAAAGTCCTGATCTTCGGCGGCTTTTTTGTGGGCGGTATCGGCGCTTTCGCCTGGGCATTCGTGGGGATGGTTACGCCATGAGCAGAAGTGGATATTGCGACGATTTGGACAACTGGTCTTTTATCTGCTGGCGGGGCGCGGTCAGCTCAGCAATTAAGGGCAAGCGTGGGCAGGCCTTCCTGATTGAGTTGCGCGAGGCTCTGGATGCTATGCCAGAAAAACGCCTTATCGCAGATGAGCTAGAGGCTGACGGCCAGTTCTGCGCCCTCGGCGTTCTCGGCGCCAGGCGCGGGATAGACATGAGCGGGATCGACCCGAATTGCCGAGAGACTGTAGCGGCGGCTTTCGACATCGCTCCTGCTCTGGCCGCTGAGATCGTTTTCGAGAACGACGAATACCCTGGCTCCTACCAGAGGCAGGACGATGGCTCGATGAAGTGGGGGCGCGAAACGCCAGAGCATCGCTGGAGGCGTATGCGCGACTGGGTCGAATCTAGCATCCAGGCGACCATGCCATGAACCACCACCTCAAGCGAATCATGCTCTACACCAAGCGCACCCTGCTCGGCGCGATGGTTGCGATCCTGATCGTGTTCAAGGCAATCGATCTCGGCGGCGCAATCACTGGCGAAGCGACGGCTGAGCAGCCCATTACGCACCTGTCCGCAGCAGGCCGGTAATCCGGATAACTGCGGCTTCCCCAGCGGGCGGTGGGAGGCATGAAGAAAACACCCGCAGCAGCGGCTTCTAGCGCAACGCTATTCATCCCGCAGGGGTGACGCTGCCGAGTGGCGCCGTAAGCGCCTTTCCCCTTCCCTTTCAATCTCTGCCCTCGGGCGGATCGGAGAAATCATGTCCGCAGAAACCCAACTGGTCGAAGTGCCGGCCAAAGAAACCGCACTCCAAGTCTACTCGGCCGTCAATGGCCTTGACCCGTTCCTGGCCAAGATTCGCGAAGAGATCGACGGCTTCGTGCCAGACGTCACTACCCGCAAGGGCAGAGAGGCCATCGCCTCCATCGCCTACAAGGTCGCCCGCTCGAAGACGGCGCTGGACAACGTAGGAAAGGAACTGGTCGCCGACCTGAAGGAAGTGCCGAAGAAGGTCGATGCCGAGCGCAAGCGCATGCGTGACCTGCTGGACTCCTGGCAGGCAGAGGTACGCCAGCCCCTAACTGAGTGGGAGCAGCGCGAGGAAATGCGCAAGGCCAAGCACCAGGCCGGCATCGATCAGATCAACCTGCGCCTGGAATGCCGCGACCTAGATTCGACCGAGTTGAAAGCCAACATTGAGTGGCTGGAAGGCCTCTTGATTGGCGAGGACTGGGAAGAGTTCGAAACCGAGGCCGCCCGTACCAAGGACAAGGCCCTGGTCGCGCTGCGCGAAGCCCTCGTTGCACGCGAGAAGTATGAAGCCGAGCAGGCCGAACTGGAGCGACTGCGCGCCGAAGCTGCTGCTCGCGAGCAGAAAGAGCGCGAGGAACGCATTGCCCGCGAAGCAGCCGAGGCCGAGCGCCTTGCAGCGGAACGACGCGCCCAGGAAGAACGCGAAGCCGCCGCTCGCCGCGAAACCGAGGCAAAGGCTGCCGCCGAGCGCCGGGAACTGGAACTGCGACTCGCTGCCGAGAAGGCGGAGCGCGAGAAGTTGGAAGCACAGCAACGCGCCGAGCAGGCTGAGCGTGATGCACAGCGGCGCGCCGAAGAAGCCGCTGCCGCAGAGCGCCAACGGCAGGCAGACGAGCAAGCCAGGATCGAGCGCGAGGCAGCAGCCCGAGAAGCCGACAAGGCCCACAAGAAAGCCATCAACAACGAAGCCCTGGCGGCCCTGATCGCCGGCGGCATGCCCGAGGAATGCGCCAAGCAGGCGATCACACTGATCGCTCAGCGCAAGGTTCCTCACATCACGATCAACTATTGAGGTTCACATGGGAACTGCACTAACACCGCTCCTGACGAAGTTCGCCACGCGCTACGAGATGGGTACCACGCCTGAAGAAGTGGCGAACACGCTCAAGCAGACCTGTTTCAAGGGCCAGGTCAATGATTCGCAGATGGTCGCCCTGCTGATCGTGGCAGACCAGTACAAACTGAACCCCTTCACCAAGGAGTTGTACGCATTCCCCGACAAGAACAACGGCATCGTGCCGGTTGTTGGTGTGGATGGCTGGGCTCGGATCATCAACGAGAACCCACAGTTCGATGGCATGGAATTCTCAATGGACCAGCAGGGCACCGAATGCACCTGCAAGATCTACCGGAAGGACCGCAGCCATGCCATCAGCGCGACTGAGTACATGGCCGAGTGCAAGCGGAACACCCAGCCTTGGCAGTCCCATCCGCGCCGGATGCTTCGCCACAAGGCAATGATCCAGTGCGCACGCCTCGCGTTCGGGTTCGCCGGCATCTACGACCAGGACGAGGCAGAGCGCATCGTCGAGCGCGACGTGACCCCTGGCGAGCCAGTCGAGGACGTGACCGAGGCTCTGTCGCTGATCAATTCTGCTCCGACCATGGATGATTTGCAGGCTGCATTCAGCGATGCCTGGAAGGCCTACAAGTCCAAGGGTGCACGTGACCAACTGACAGTTGCGAAAGACCAGCGGAAGAAAGAACTGCTGGAGGCACCTATCGACGTTGAATTCGAGGAGACCGGCGATGATCGAGCAGCGTAGTGATGAATGGTTCGCACAGCGCCTGGGGCGGGTGACGGCCAGCAAGGTCAAGGATGTGATGGCAAAGGGGCGCAGTGGCGCCCCTTCTGCTACCCGCCAGAACTACATGATGCAGCTCCTGTGCGAGCGCCTGACCGGCAAGCGCGAGGAAGGATTCACCAGCGCCGCAATGCAGCGTGGTACCGACCTGGAGCCGATTGCTCGCTCGGCCTACGAGTTCAATGCAGGCGTAATGACGATCGAAACAGGCCTGATCATCCATCCGCGAATCCATGGATTTGGCGCGTCGCCAGATGGCCTCGCGGGTGAGCATGGCCTCGTCGAGATTAAATGCCCGTCTACCGCAACCCACATCTACACGATGCAGTCGGGCAAGCACGACCCACAGTACGAGTGGCAGATGCTCGCCCAAATGTCATGCAGCGGCCGCGAGTGGGTCGACTTCGTGAGCTTCGACGACCGTCTGCCTGATGAATTGCAGTACGTGTGCTTCCGCTACCACCGCGACGAGGAACGCATTCGCGAGATGGAGTCCGAAGTTAAAGCGTTCCTGGAAGAGTTGGCAGAGCTTGAACATCAGATGCGAGAGCGCATGAGGAAAGCAGCATGAGAGGTGTTAACAAAGTAATTCTGGTTGGTAACGTCGGTGGTGACCCGGAAACCCGCTACATGCCCAACGGCAATGCGGTGACCAACATCACCCTCGCCACCAGCGAGAGCTGGAAGGACAAGCAGACCGGCCAGCAACAGGAGCGCACCGAATGGCACCGCGTGGTGTTCTTCGGGAAGCTCGCAGAGATCGCTGGACAACACGTAAAGAAGGGCCAGCAATTGTACGTCGAGGGATCTCTCAGAACTCGCAAGTGGCAGGCTCAGGACGGCCAGGACCGATACACCACCGAGGTAATCGTCGACATGCACGGACAGATGCAGATGCTTGGCGGAAAGCCTGTAAATGACCAGGCGGCTCAGAGCAGGCAATCTCCTCAGCAGCAGAGCGCACCGCAGCAGCGTAGCGCTCATGACGAATTCGACGACGATATCCCATTCTAAATCAACAAGTTACGAGAAATTAAAGGCCCTATTGAGGGCCTTTTATTTTGCCCGGAGAAAGCCATGGAAACCGACATTCCCGAGATTCTAAGCGACCTGAGAATCGGCGCTGATGCGTGGTCCGGCGTGCAAGAGCCGGTTGCCCATGCGCTGACTCACGATGACATTCAAAACGCCGTTGCTGAGTATCTGGCGGCGGGAGGAGTCATCACGAATATCCCTGCGGGCGTCTCTTCAAATCAGCCGGTCACGTTCAATAGCCGCATTACCGGATCATCTACCGGGATGGAGCGAGAGCAGCAGAAGCGTGTTCAGGCCAAGCGCACGGCAAAGGACATCGAATACTGCCAGATGCTCGAAGACCTAGTGATCCTCGATTGCGGTCGATGGGAGATCGGCCCTGCCATGGGGATAAGCGATCACACCGTGCAGCGTCTCCTTCGCACCTATTTCTCCACCCGCACCGAGTTCGACAAGTGGAGGGCATCCGGACATGGGAAATCGACGCTCATAAACGGCGAGAAACCATGCTCGAAGTGCAAGACGCTCAAACCTCTATCTGAGTACTACTCGAACCCGAGCAAGAAGGACGGCCATTGCAGCGAATGCAAGGCCTGTGAAAACGCGCGGAGGCGAGCAGCAAATGCAAAGCAAGCGGCTTGAGTTCCCCGAATCGGCAGACGAATACCGCGAGGGCGTCGACGCACGCGACCGCGGCGAACGTCTCCAGGCCTGCCCCTACGGACTGCACATGCTCTATGAGCGGTCACTTTGGCTCGCAGGACATCACGACAGAGACATGGGCATAGCCCCGAGGGTAGCAGCATGAGCATGCACGAACACGGCTGTTTCGCCGACAGCTACCAAGTCCGGCATATCAACGCGCAGTGCGTCGTCGGAAAGGTCTTCCGGCACAAGCCAACTAATCGCAGATACATCGCAGTGCTCGAAGCCGGCGGATCAGTTGAGCTTCAAGAAGCTAGCGGGCACAGCACGTACACATCAATCGAAGCGCTCGGCAATGCCGAGGTGTGGGAGAGCTTGAAATGAGCATGGAGATGAACAAGGCACTGGTAGAGCAGGCAGGCGGGGATGAGCGCGCGGCGTTTGAACTCTTCGTGCGCAAGCACTGCGGCATGCCGGCGCATATCGCTGTGAACTGGGACGCCAAGTTCACCAATGATGCATGGGAGGGGTGGAAAGCCCGCGCCGCCCTGGAACCCTCCCCGGTGCAGGCCGAGCAGGCAGAGGGCGCGCACGTCCCTGATGAGGTATTCGCTGGCGTGTTCGCCGAGTGGTGGGAAGAAGAAGGTCAATACTGCCGCGCCGGCGGAGGCGACTACGAACGCACGTTCGCCTTCCAGGCATGGCGCCATCTCTATCCGCTGTTGTTGCAAGCCCGCGCCGCCCTGGCGCAACCCTCCCCAGCGCAGGCAGAGGCGGAGCGGCCGGAGGTGGTGGCTCGCGTCGTGCATTCGAATCCTGTCGTCCTCGGCCAGTGCGGTCCGCTCAATGCAAACGATGAACTGATGACTGTCGCGCAGCATGCAGCCAGCGTCGCCCGTTGGGCAGAAATGTTCAATCGTGTGGAGCAACAGCGCGACGCCGCCATGGCCAGGGTCGCGGAGCTTGAAGCCCACTGCGTCCGTCTCGGCCAAGGCGGAGCAGAACGCTACTGGGAAAACCGTTGGCGAGACGCCGATGCGCGATTGCAGGAACTGGAGAAGCAGGAGCCGGTGGCGACCGTTGCGAAGGTGCCGGGTGAAGACTGGAACAGCCTTGATTTCCATCGCGACCTGCAAGACATGCAGCCGGGCACGAAGCTCTACACAGCCCCTGTAGCCCAGGCTCAGCACAGCGTGCCGGAAATATCTGGCATCGGTCGCGATGCCGAACATCCCAGAGCTGTAGTGCTGTATCTGCGTAACGAACCCAGCGAGGAAGATATGCGAGCAATTCAGAACTTTTTGCGCGCCATATCCGCCGACGTGCTCACCCAGGCTCAGCACAGCATGCCGAAAGCATGGCTCGACGTTCAAGCCGAGCGACGCCGGCAGATCACCGCCGAGGGCTGGACACCGGACCATGACGACCTCTATTGCGCCGCCGAGCTTCCGCGAGCCGCAGCGGCGTACATCCTCAGCGGAGCCAATGACGAAGCTCCAGCTATCTGGCCGTTCTCGGCGAAGTGGTGGAAGCCCCGCGACGCGCGTGCGAACTACATGCGGGCCGGCGCATTGATCCTGGCCGAGATAGAGCGCCTGGACCGCGCGGCCGCGGCCGGCAAGGAGGTAGGTCATGAGTGAGGAACACTACGAATCGAGGCTGGCAAGCAAGTGCCAGGGAGTCGCCCGGTGCCTGAGCTACAACGGGAACCGGCACGAAGCAGAGGCCAAGCATGTCTTGCTGGAAGCCTCTCACATGCTCGACAGCCATGCAGTCCGGGTCCATCAGAAAGCCGACGGTCTTCTGATGGTAAACGCTCGCGGCAAGTCGCGATTCATGAACTGGCGCGAACGGCTCGCACGCTGGCTGCTTAAGGGCTCATTGGAGATTCGGCCATGAGTGAAAGATACCGAGTAGAGCAGACAGGAAAAGGGTTCTGGCCCTATTGCGTCAGGGCCGGAAATGGCACGCGCGATCTGTATGTGGGGCACAAAAAGACCTGTGACCGAGTTGCGGCGGAACTGACAACTGCGTTCAGGGATGGAGAATTTGTTGGCAAGGGACTCTACGACGCCCTCGCCGCCGAGGCCCAGGCGCTCAGGGAGGAAGTCGCACGCGCTGAGCAGCACCGCAACGATCAGGCTGACTTGATTGTGTCGCTACGCACCGAAGTCGCAGCACTGCGAATGGCGAGAGATGATCTCAAACTCGAACGAGACCTTGCTCGACAAAACTTCTGCGACGAGCAGGCAGCGAATTATCAGTTGCAAGCGCACTTGAAAGCCTGCCTCGGCGAACTATCGGAACTGCGCGCAAGGGTGGTTGTGCTCCCCAGCGTTGATAACGTCATGAATATCGTCATGCGTTACCAGTGGAACGAGAAGACCAACGTCACCGGAACTACGAACTGGGCGGCCAACCTCGGCATGAGGGTTGTCGAAGAGGTCAAGCGCCTCAACGGCAAGACGGTCAGCGAGGGGCTGTTGCGCGAAGTCGTGCGTCACTTGGGAAACTGGCTTGAACTCCACGAATGCGAGTGCGACGGCGGATTCCACTACTGCGGCCGCGACCAGGTGGCAAAGACCAACCGCGAACTCCGCGCCCTGCTCAACCAGGACAAGGAGAACGGCAATGGCTGAAGAACTTCGCAAGCGCGCCTTGGCGCTCTATACACCACCGTTCTCCTACGACAGTTTCGGCGGTTACATCTGGGACGCAAAGCAAAACATGGTGGCTGACAATCACGTCGATTACATGGAGAATCCTGAAGAGCTTCAGGATGAGTTTGGCGCCATGCTAGCCGAGGCTCTGACGGAGTATGTAGAGCGCCGAAACGGCTCAGAAGAAGGCCATGTGGTGGTTCCGCGGGAGTTGCTGGAGGAACTTCTTGAGGCTGCGAAGGACGGTGCGGCGCACAAGGGAGAATACCTGTCCAAGAAGTATGGCGAGCCAGAGCTGTTCGCGAAGTTCGATACCCTCCTCCAATCCTAACCCTTTGATTCTCCTCCGATGCCGGAATCCCGGCATCGCAACCGCCACCCTCGGCCAGGCTGAAACCCGCATTCCCGCTGGGTTTCAGCACAAAAACTGGCCGATTTTGGGCCAGGAGCCCGCCACCCCAAACCAACGAATCCGACCCCCGGAGGACCAACCGTGGACAACGAAAACGAAACCCTAATCACCCGGGCTCTGGTCATCGCGCTGATCGTCTTCGGCATCTTCCGGATAGTCGGGGACTTCCAGAACCTCTACGAGCAGACAGAGTTGAAAGGACAGGAGTTGAGCAGATGGAGCAAGCAATGAGAGAAGAGTTTGAAGCGTGGGTTACCAACGCTATGGGCGGTTACGCCGATCTTAGGAAATCCAATGACCCTAACTTTGACTATGACGACGTTGATGTGGACTTTGCTTATCAAGCCTGGAAAGCCAGCCGCGCGGCTCTGAGGGTGGAGTTGCCGCCGACGATCACCGCCGAAGAGGTTGTTGAGCATTTCAACATCGACGAGGAAGGCATCGACATGGCCGCTGGTATTGCGCACATGGTGAACGGGGCCATCGCCGCATGCGCTGCCTTCATCAAGCAAGCCGGAATCGAGGTGAAGGAAAATGGATGAGCCACTTTTCAACGAACTGCTGGAAAGCGTGAAGCAGGCGGACCAGATCATGACCGACCACGCAGAGCTGCGGAGGCTGGCTAAGCGGGCTGATGCCTTGCATGGAACGCCGAGCCTTGAACACGTATTCGCCATAACCAAGTTTCGGGAAGCTGTCGAGCCGAAAGCAATCCTCGCCCTGCTGGACGAGATCGACGGCTTGCTTGCTCAGCATGGCCGCGATAGCTCCGAACTTAGGGCGCTCTGCCAAGCACGCGATGATGCTAGGAAAGAGCGGGACAGGCTCAAGGCGGAGAACTGCGCCCACAAGGACACGCAGAAACACTGCGAGTGGTTGGCGCAGGACTTGAAGGAGTGCGCAAGCGTTCTGCCCGGTACTTACTACATGGACCCTCCAGACGGCGGCAATGTCAGCATTCCAGAGCAGATTCGGCGCATGGCGAAGGACGCCGCGCGCTACCGGTGGCTGCGAGAGCGAGACCTCGAAACGATCAGACAAGGCGGCGTATTCGCCGGGATGACCCCGGAGAACATCGTACTCAACCTGGAGCACCTAGACGCTGCAATCGACGCAGCCCTAGAAGGAGCAACGCAATGAACGACGCAAAGCTTCTGAACATCTTGCACTCCACAAAGACCTTCGCTCCAGTATTAACAGTTGGGGAAGATGGATGGGGGCGAGACGTTCGCTATGCCGAAATGGAGGAGTATAGTTATATGGGCGCAAACGGCTTGTGGGTTAGATACGGAGACTTCCGCAACCTGGCGATTGAGACAGTTAAAAGCCAGGAAGAAAATCAGATGCTCCGTTCGGTGCTTGAGGCCTTCGTGCTGCGCGCTGAAGCATACATTGAGGCAGGGCGTGGCATGCCTGACGTATCTATGGAGGCAGTGCTGGAAAAGGCCAGAACAGCCTTGGAGGGGGCCGGGAAATGAACGACCGCACACTACTCGAACTGGCGGCGCGGGCGGCGGGGATGCAGATCAATGAGCAGCGTCAAGCCGAACGTGATTCCATAGTCGATCCAGCAAAAGCCAGCCTTTGGATTGTCGATGGGTGTACGGCCTGGAACCCACTTATCGAAAGCCACCACGCGTTTATTCTGGCGGTGCAGCTTCGCCTGGACATTACGTTCTACAACGGATTTCAGGAGGTGGCCGCCGATCCATCAAATGGTGACGGGATGAACCCTTGCCAGGAAGTGTTCACAGAAAACCCGTATGCGGCAACTCGGCGAGCAATAGTCCGCGCCGCCGCAGAGATCGGCAAGTCTATGGGAGGTGGGGAATGAGCGAAACCGTAGAAGTGAAGACCTGCGAGCTTGAGGGGGCAGCGCTGGATTGGGCCGTTGCAATGGCTGAAGGAGAAGAGGTCATTGTCCATGACATTGGACAGTACCGTTATGACGTGAGAGGCGGCATCCACTGCTGCAAATATGGCTGCACCTTTGGACCTCGCTCGATTACTGAAGAAGTCGAGCGATACGAACCTTCGGACTCATGGGCTCAAGGCGGACCACTGATTGAAAAGCACCGCTTTGAATTCGAGTGGATCGGTAGCGACTGGCATGGCGAACCGCTGCGATTCTTCACAGCCTGCGGCTGCGATATGCCAGCTGATGCAACATCGGCAGGTCCAACCCACCTAATAGCAGCCTGCCGCGCCATCGTTCGAGCGAAGCTGGGCGAAACCATCAACGTCCCAGCCGAACTCATCAAGTAACCCAGCCGGGCGCCACTAGCTCTCCCTGAGCTAACCCGGCTGGGCAACCAATCCTACCATCATGCCCTCCCCGGCAATAGCTGGGGTGGAGAGGTATTGCCTATGAGTACCGCAGAGAAGGTCGAGTACGAAGACAAGGTGCCTGAGCAGGTTATGGCGGCATTGCTTGGGATAACCTACCGCGCCCTGCAAACCCGCAGATCAAAACGGCAGATCCCGGAAGGTGTCTGGAACAAGGTAAACGGGAAGATAATCTACAGTCGACGGAGATACGACGAATGGCTCGAAAGCCTTTGGGTATGCCCACCGGGGTGGAAGTCATCGGCAACTCTATCCGTATCCGCTTCATGTGGAACGGAACAAGGAAGTGCGAAACACTCCCCTATCCCGCGACGCAAAAAGGGATTAAGACTGCATCCGGTCTTAGAGATCAGGTAGTCCAGACCATCAAGCTTGGCATCATGGACGAAGCCAAGTATGCAGAGTTCTTCCCAGGGTCTGCGATTGCGGAATCGGTCAGCAGCCAAATCCCTCTGTTCGGTGAGCATGCGCAACTCTGGCTAGACAGCCGAGAGATCGTGCTTGGCACCCGAAAGAACTACAAGAGCATCCTTAACCAATACTGGATGCCACATCTTGCAGTAGCCCGGCTTGACCAGATCACCCCTACCCTCTTGCGCCGAATCATCAGCAGCATCGAGTGGACGTCGCCAGGCGTGAAGCGGAACGCGATGTTCAAGCTATCGACGATCCTAGATTCCGCTGTGAAGGACGGGCTGATCAAGAAGAACCCGATGGCGCCTCTTGAGAAGCCGAGGGTTTCGAAGAAGCTGGTGGATCCTTTCACCAGGGACGAAGCAGAACGCATCATCCAACACCTGTACGCGACCCTTGGGAAGTACTCAAGGATCTACGCCGCGCTGTACGAGTTTCTGTTCTTCACAGGGTTGCGGCCTGGGGAAGCTTTCGCCCTCAGATGGGACGAGGTAGACGAAGAGGCCAGGCGCATCCACGTGTGCCGGATCGTCATAGATCGCGGAATCGAAGAGCGAGTAAAGACCAAGCACGAACGCGACGTCCTGCTCAACGAACGCGCCCTGAATGCCCTGGCAGAGGCCAAGCGGATTGCTCGGCTGAAGCGCGTCGCCTCCGTCTCCGAATTCGCAGTAAGCCCCTTCGTGTTCCCTCCGAGCAAGGGCGGGCTGTGGATCAAGGAGCCAAGTGTTACCATAAAGCACTTCCACGCCGCGCTGGATGCTCTATCCATCCGAAGGCGCCGGCAGTACGACACCCGCCACACATACGCGACCATGTGCCTGATGGCCGGCATGAACCCTGCGTTTATCGCTGGGCAGCTAGGCCACAGCGTGCAGATGCTGCTATCGACCTATGCCAAGTGGCTGAACTCCGCCTCGGATTGGAGCGAGCTGGAGAAGCTACCGACCAGGGTTAAAACTGGTACGGAATTGGTACAGGAAGCAGAGGAAGGCGCGTAACCATCCCGCAAAGCCCCGCAGGACAATGCCTTGATATCTACAGCTAACATCACCATGCAGTTCGGCGCCAAGCCGCTGTTCGAGAACGTTTCCGTCAAGTTCGGCAACGGCAACCGCTACGGCCTGATCGGCGCCAACGGTTGCGGCAAGTCGACCTTCATGAAGATCCTCGGCAACGACCTGGAGCCGAGCGCCGGCCAGGTCATGCTGGAACCCAACGTGCGCCTGGGCAAGCTGCGCCAGGACCAGTTCGCCTACGAGGACTTCAGCGTCATCGATACGGTGATCATGGGCCACGAGGAACTCTGGGCGGTGAAGGCCGAACGCGACCGCATCTACTCCCTGCCGGAAATGAGCGAGGCAGATGGCATGGCGGTGGCCGAGCTGGAAGTCCAGTTCGCCGAGTTCGACGGCTACACCGCCGAGTCCCGCGCCGGCGAGCTGCTGCTCGGCCTGGGCATCCCGCTGGAGCAGCACTTCGGCCCGATGAGCGCCGTCGCTCCCGGCTGGAAGCTGCGCGTACTGCTGGCCCAGGCGCTGTTTTCGGACCCGGACGTGCTGCTGCTCGACGAACCGACCAACCACCTGGACATCAACACCATCCGCTGGCTGGAAGGCGTGCTCACCGCGCGCAACAGCACCATGATCATCATTTCCCACGATCGCCACTTCCTGAACAGCGTCTGCACCCACATGGCCGACCTGGACTACGGCGAGCTGCGCCTGTTCCCGGGCAACTACGACGAGTACATGACCGCCGCCGAACAGGCCCGCGAGCGCCTGCTGTCGGACAACGCCAAGAAGAAGGCGCAGATCGCCGAGCTGCAATCCTTCGTCAGCCGCTTCTCGGCCAACGCTTCCAAGGCCAAGCAGGCCACCAGCCGCGCCCGGCAGATCGACAAGATCCAGCTGGAGGAGGTCAAGCCGTCCAGCCGGGTCAGCCCGTTCATCCGCTTCGAGCAATACAAGAAGCTGCACCGCCAGGCGGTGACCGTGGAAAACATCAGCAAGGGCTATGACGGCAAGCCGCTGTTCAAGGGCCTGAGCCTGCAGGTCGAGGCCGGCGAGCGCGTCGCCATCATCGGCCCCAACGGCATCGGCAAGACCACCCTGTTGCGCTGCCTGGTCGGCGACCTGCCGGTGGATGGCGGCGAGGTGAAATGGACCGACAGCGCCGACGTCGGCTATTTCGCCCAGGACCATGCCGACGACTTCGCCGACGACATGAGCCTGTTCGACTGGATGGCCCAGTGGACCCAGGGCGGCGAACAACTGGTGCGCGGCACCCTCGGCCGCATGCTGTTCTCCAACGACGAGATCAAGAAGTCGGTGAAAGTGATCTCCGGCGGCGAGCAGGGCCGCATGCTGTTCGGCCGGCTGATCCTCAAGCGCCCCAACGTGCTGGTGATGGACGAGCCGACCAACCACCTGGACATGGAGTCCATCGAGGCGCTGAACCTGGCGCTGGACAACTATCCGGGCACGCTGATCTTCGTCAGCCACGACCGCGAATTCGTTTCCTCGCTGGCTACCCGCATCATCGAGCTGGGCGAGAACGGCGTGACCGACTTCAGCGGCAGCTATGACGACTACCTGCGCAGCCAGGGCGTGATCGTCTGA